AGTACACTCAAGGTAATCCTGAATAGCCGTTTTTAAAGTTGCCAGTGTAAAGCTCATGATATCGTTATGGTTACCTCGCCTAGACCCACTGTAATTTCGTAGGTATCTAGTTTGGTCCCAAGTATACCTTTGTCCACATTTGTGTACAAGACAAATGCATTGTTATCATCTTGTGTATCTGGCCTCGCATTTTTCAAAGCTTCAGGATCAGGCCTGTGTGGTTTAGGCTGAAGCTGAGGGTGCTTTGGTGACCATTGGTCTGGACCAACCAACAAGCCGTCCCATGTCTTTTTCATCTCACGCAACTTGTAGCGAAACCCTGTTATGTCACAGATTCCGTACGCATGTTTGCCGCTTGCAAATGCCATAACTAAGCCGAGTTATACCCGCCAAGATTTGGTGAAATTCTGAACGATGCCCTAGACTGATCTTGGGACATAGCTCTTTGGAACTCTTCTTCGTACAAGGTTTTTAAAATGCCAGTTCTGTCAGGCGCTTTTTTCAAACTCATATAATAGGCGAGTCCAGCGGTGAAGCAGGGGTAAAACCGAAATGGCACGTCCATGGTATTGGTTGCTGCGTCAGCATCGTCCATTCGAGTCAACACGTTCATGTGAATAACATAGGTAGAATTCTTGTCAGGCACAGGCCAAACCGAAATTGTTGGTGTTATTTGCTTATCTACAAATATCTGGTTTGGTTTTCCTGTTGTGCTTTTGTTCGTAATGTTCGCGTACTCTGCTCGATTGATTCTGCTAATCGGCATGTCTACATCACTACCGCCAATCGACTCTCTAACAAAAGCGTCTAGAACATCAATCGGAGCGGTAGCGTTGGTAGAGTCAATATTGTACGTCTTGGTGTCTTTAACCATGGAGACAGTTTTTTGCTTAACAGTCCACTGGTTCAAACCTCTGTTAGACCATTCTGCCAACATCAAGTTTATACTGCGGCGTGCAGTCTTTAAGTCGTAACCCGTACGAAGCTCTAAGCCACAACGCTCAAACGCTTCTTCGATGTACTCTGCTACATCAGGTTCAAAATCTTTACTGCCACTTACCGCCATTATTTTTTCCTTTTACGCTTTTTCTTGCGTACAGGCTCTTCAGGAGCATACAGGTTATCAAAAACCTTGTTCACATCCAACGTATAATCAAGTTCGCTTTTTGAGTAGTGGATGTGCTGGGACGGCTTGAAGTCTGGCGCACCCTCACCAACCGTGAACCAAGCTGGGTGCGTGACTCGCACTCTGTTGTTTGGGAGCGCAACAATGTTGCCCGTCCATTTGCCAGCATCCAGCAGCTCTAAAACGTGTGATTGTTTGTGCTGCGCCGGATCATCTGCTATCTCGTTTTCCGCATAATCTACTGTGAAGTAATACTTTGCGGGATAGAACTCGCCGTCTATTTTGGCAAGCCAAGGGCAAGGCGTTGCTCGATCAATCACATAAACCGAGTGATTGTGAGATGAGCAATCCCAAGGCTGAGCTGCCCAAACTGGCATAGGCTCTGGCCAGCCTTCATAATCCGAGTCGGCAGCTAAACCAGTGATTGGCATTCTTGCCCACATGGCTCCGCCATGTACGTTCTTTTCTATTGTGTCAACTTCCGCTCCGGTAAAAATTAACTGAAACGAAAGACACCTTGTCGGCATGGTTGTAACCGCAACCGCCATCGCGTGAATGAATTCACCGTGATACTTTTCGTGGTTGTGGGTGTACTCTTTGCGAACCCAACATTTAAAGTAGGGAATGTTGGATTGTAGATAAGCCATTTATGGTGTTGGCTTTTTTTTAACAGTCCCGCCTTTATTCATTTTCATCATGGCTTTTTGTGTAACACCGCCTTCTCTAAGCATTTGAGGGGTTTTTACCGCTCCGCCTTTATTCATCATGCGGACCATCTTGACTGGATTGCCCTTGTTCATCATTCTTTTGTTAGAACCCATCTTGCTTCTTTTATTCATAGTGACTCCTACTGTCTCCCGAACAAACCCATGTTCGATTGTTTTGTTATTTTACCACCAATTTTTTTGTTCAGTATTTTTCTAGACAAAGGGACCGCTATTTTTTTTGCGGCAATTTGATTTATTTTTTTTGCCACATCACCCGCTCTGCCCAAAGTTTTTTTTGTCTTTTTTGCTACCTGCTTTATATCCGCGCCCTTGATGTTTTTTCCAGTTTTTTTCGATGGCATTGTTATCTCCTAAATTCTACCAAACAAACCCATGTTCGATTGGTTGCTGATTATACCACCACTGCTTGCAAATGTTTTGACGTTAGTCGGCTTGCCGCCCACGCCTTGCCGCTTGGATCTTTTGCGTTTAACCGCAGACGCAATTTGACCTTTCGACATTCGGTTTGCCTTGGATCTAGGCACACACTTGGGGTATTTGCGTTTTGATTTTTTTGCAGAAGACCTTCCGCACGCCTGAAACTTGCCATCTTTTTTAGGAGCGCCAATGTCAACCCAATCACCTTTTGATCCCTTGCCAAACCAATCTTTTAAACTCATTAGGTTCTAGGCACTCTAGTCTTTTTTTGTTTGCTAGGGTCAATTGCACCACAACCACGGCCTTGAACCATTGTAATATTTTTGTTAACCGTGCCGCCGCCGTTCATGTAACCCATGCGGTTACGAACTTTAGTAGGCAGCTTGCCAAGGCCTTTGTTGCCTTTTGGTATTGCTTTTAGTGACACATCGCCTCCACCGTTTTTTCTGATTGCTCCGCCTTCAGCCGCGTATCTGCCGCCCATTCTTTTGTATTCTTTAACCATGTAAGCGTTAGCGTAGGCTGAAGGATACACATCGAATTTTGCTTTAGCTTTAGCTTTAGCTTTTGAATAAAGCGAAGGGTTTTTCACGTTATCAGGTATGCTGCCACCTTCTTTCATCTTAATCGTGCTTAAAGTTTTAGCCTGCTGAGCGTGAGTTTTGCTGGCTTTCTTCAAACCTTTAATTACTTTGTTTAGCTTTTCTTTTGCCATTATCCAATCATCCTTGCGCCTAATCTTCCAATTCCTAACTGTGGACTGTTAATCGCTACGTTAACCGGACCTCTAGTCAGTGGCGCTGCCGCTCGCCCCATAGAGTCAATTTGAGAAGGTAATTTTTTAGGGACAAATGGTAATCGCTCAACCGATGACGGCTTTACCATAGTTTTCCCTCTACCCATTCTTCCGCGTCCCATCGGTATTTCGGCAAGATCCAAACCTAAGCCCTCCATGCCTGATGGTCCCGGCATAGGAATAGCTGGCGCTGGCCTAGGGGTTGGTATTCCAGAGCCAGCTACGCGATCTTGCAGCTCTTTGAGAGCCACTGGATCAACTTGAGGGATCAAGCTTGAAGCCGTGGTCGGTCTAGTTGCTGGCATAGATGCTGGCATAGATGCTGGCATAGCAGAACCAGTTTGCCTTGCAGCTAACTGCTCTTGAAGCGCCTTGATCTTTTCTTCCAAGCTGGTTATTTGACCAGAGTAATCTGGCATTGCTGGTCTTGCCCTACGCTTAAACCTTGGCATAAAGCCGCCGAAAAAACCGCCGCCCATTCTTGGCATTTGTTGGTACGGGTTGAAGAAGCCTCCCATTCTTGGAGGAGGGCCGCCCATAACAGGCATGCCCATTCGATCAAAGCCAAAAGAAGGCTCGAATCTGTCTCCGCCAAATAAGCCTAAGCCGCCTAAACCTGCTCCGTAAGGATGTCTAAGATGCGGCGGGGCTTGTGCGGTCATGCTTTACTCTCAGTCATACTTCTTGATCATCTCAAGAATTATCATGTAAGTGTCACCGCTACTGTGGCCAGTTGTGGTTATAAGCACATCTCCAGTTTTGCCTGATCCCGCATTATTTGGGATAGCGGTAAAGTTATCGTAATACTCGTCACCTGTAGAATCTGCTGGTAACCCAACAAGTAATGCATTGGCGGTTGCGTCAAAATCTAATTTGACGGACATGCCTACGGTAGCCCAATAGATCCTTTGAATAGCAACTTCAGTGCAAGATTGTCCAGCTGAGTTTGCGGCTAAAGCAGATACATCTACCTTTACCACCGCAGACTCGCCTGTGCCATCTGAGACGTTAGTGAACCGCATTACTGCGGTTCGCTCTCCGTCTTGTATCGTTTGGGAAGCTACAGCATCAGCCATATCTCACCTCCTGTTTAAAGTTCAGTAACAGCAGTTCGCTCTTTGTAAGCGCCGATATAATCGACAGTCAAAGTCTTTGCGGCAGCTGCGCCGTTCTGAATACCAAACGAAAGAGCTAACTCTTCATCGTCTGGAGCATTCGTGCTGACTACTGTGCCAGCCAAAACATTGTTTTGGAAAACATGAAACTTTTGATCTTTAGGGTCATATACAAACCCTACAGTCATAAAAGTGTCGTCAGCCAATGCATTCGGCAAATCTAAAGTAGATTGCGTGCTGTCTTTTTCGACTATAAAAGTAACAGTTGTTGCCCCATCAGATTTCAAAAAGAAGATTCCATCGGTAACGTCCAACGGGGTTGTATCAGTGAGTTGCAGCCCAGCAACAATGTCTGATTGCGTAGCGTCACTAGTTTTAAACCTTATGTTGAACGCTAATTGCTTACCAGACTCGTACTTGTAACCTTCTTTGACCAATTGAAAAAAGTCATGATCGTTGTCAGCATCGTCGTTTGTGATTAGCAATAATCCACCATCGCCATCAGCCAGCGCTTCTGAAGCGTTGCCACTTCCGCCTTCTGTGGTTGTGATTGTCCAATCAGACGCTAAATAGGTATCAAAGTCATTGAAGTAAGAATGATACTTGTGGGGTGCTGGAGTTTTTAATTTTCCTAATGTTGAATCAGCTCCAACATTGGTTACTCCCGAAGTAAAATGTGTTGTCATGCTACAGTCCTCCTAAGTTAAGACCAGCAACCAGACCATCTGGTTACCGTAGTGACGCAGTCAGTATAACACTAAAAGATTAAAAGCAAATAAAAAGGGCCGAAGCCCTTTTGTTATGAGTTGTACACCTTGTCGTATTTTTGACCCAAGCCAGAAGCTACGATCTGCCTCTTGTACTTCTTAACCATAGTCTTGGCAGCGTGTTGTTGGGCTGGAGTCCACTCGTCTTGCCTTGCTAAAGAGTTACCCAAACCGCTGTCCATTTTGTTGAAGCCAGAACCGTCCTCTTCAAAAGCTCCGTCACATGAGCTTGCAACGCTGGCTATGAAATCTTGTAAAGAAGAGACTACAGCTTTTGGTAAAGGCTTAGGAGACTTTTTGTTTTTAGCTTTGAAAGTCTTTTCGACAGTCTCAACATCTAAAGCAATGTCCTCGATGCTAATGTTGTTCACAACCACATTGTCTAGAGCCTTATCTAACACTCTTTGCTTGCCAACCAGAACCTGTGCAAGTCTCGCGTCGATAGATCCGTCAACAACTAAGTGCTGAACCAACACTGAGCTGTCTTGACCGATTCTGTGACAACGATCTTCTGCCTGCGACATGTTGCCGGGAACCCAATCTAACTCAGCGAATACAACGTGGCTTGCTGAAGTAAGCGTGATGCCAACACCAGCTGCTCCGATTGTGCCAATGAAGACATCTGCATTACCAGCTTGGAAAGTCTCTACCGCGTTTTGTCTGTGAGCTTGGTTGCAGTCACCAGTCAGAGTAACCACTGATTTGCCAGCAGCCTCCAAGCCAGCTTTGATTCCGTCAACAACATCTTTGTGGTGAGCCATGACCACTACCTGATGATCGATTGCAGCAACGTGAGTTACAACATCGTTTACTTTTGCCAAAGCTGTCTCATGTCGTACACCTGACATTTGCTCGAACTCGATGTCTTCAGAAGAAGTTTCATCAACCGCGTCAGCCAAGGTTTCAAACTCTTTTTTGATTTGGTCGCTGTAGTCGCTGTTAGGCAACACAATGATTTGTCGAACCTTCTCAGGAAGCTCTTTGAGAACCTCGTCCTTTTTTCTTCTGATCATGAAAGACTGTCGTAACACTCTCTGTAACTCGTCAAGGTTAGAAGATCCGTTGAAGTCCCAAACAGTCTTACGGCCAATGTTGATTTGATGAGCGCCAGCGTATCGAACTCCAAACTTGAAGTAGTTACCAAAGGTAACAGGGTCAAGATAACCAGCGATAGGCTGTAGCTCGATAGGACGGTTTGTGATTGGAGTGCCAGTCAAAACCACTTTGCGATTGGCTTTGATACCGACAGCAACTTTAGTGCGAGCAGCTGTATTGTTTTTGATGTAGTGCGCCTCGTCCATAATCACTAAGTCCCAAGTGCGAGCATTGATTGCGTCCTTATGCTTAGACAAAACATCATAGTTAATGATGATTACATCTGGGCTGGCAGGGATCTGCTCGCCACCGCCGTTCACGATCTGGATGTCCCTGTCAGCAACCAACCATTTGGTCATCTCGTTTTTCCAGTTAATCTTCAGAGATGCTGGGCAAACAACCAATACAGTCTTAGGTGCAGTCGCGTTAATTACTCCGATGGCCTGTATGGTTTTGCCTAAGCCCATCTCGTCACCAATCAAAGTTGAAGAGCGCTTGATAGCGTAAGCGATTCCAGCTTTCTGGTAAGGAAGGTAAGACAAACCAGCTGGCACTGGGATATCAATGTCTGCATCTGTCGCTTGAGAATCAGCAATCGCCTGATCGTTGTCTCTGTAACGAGTGACAACCCACTTGTTGTCTACCTTACGAACAGAGTAACCAGCTGCTTTGATCGCAGCTTTCTTCTCGCGCCATACGGTCCAAAACTCTTGGGTAGGAGAAGCAGTGCTGACAAAACGTCCATCTGTGTGGACACTTTCTTTTGACCAATCTAGCTTCAGTTCCATGTTTATCTCCGGTTTTTTCAAGGTATGGGGTAAATATACCTGTTTCCGTGTCGTTGTGCAAGTTTTTATACAAGTGTGTACAGGCATAAAAAAAGGGGGCAAAAGCCCCCTTTCTTGTTGCGGTTTAGGTTACGCGCCTTGGCTACCGTAAACTCCGCGCCAGTCAGAAAAGCCGAAGCTATATCTTTCTCTGGCCTTGTAGCGAATGTTACCAGTCGTAAAGTCTGGCTTTC